GAAATTGGGAGTTGACAAAAAGGGGGGTATGGGTGTAGGGATTGGAGTTGTGAATTTGAGCCACCACACAAAGGAGCCTACCGATGGGAACTGAATCGTCTGGAATTCCGCCTACTACAACCGCCGAGCCTGAGAATTGTCCTGGAGCGAATGTGGGTGAAGGGGGGGGGTAGAAGATGGCGCGGGTTACACAGGCTGATAAGGAGAAGCTGCAGAGGATAGGGCTGTGGGATGCTTTTGTGAAGTATCGGACGGCGCTGATCGAGGAAGGGATGCGGCCGACTGATGCGCGGGAGAAAGCGATTTCGAAGTTTTTGGAGAATGAGGATGGGAGCGACAAGGAAGAGGGGTTGTCGGGCGAGAAGTGGGATCCTGAGATGGTGGGGAAGGTACCGCCGGCGCCTGGTCCGGTGAGGCGGGAGGATTTTGAGGGGAAGCCGAATGTTGGGGAAGTGACGAATATACTGTGGGTGGCTGATAACATGCGGGTGGTTGGGTTGACGCCTGCTGATTGTCCGAGTTTGCGGGCGTGGAATTTGCTGTGCGAGTGTAGGGAGAAGGCGCATTTTCGGGCGAACTTCTGGAAGGACTATTATTCGAAGATAGTACCGGCGAAGAATCGGCTGGATGGTGGTGAAGAGGATGGTGAGATTGATGGTGCGCCGACGTTGAGGTTGATAGAGCGGATACGAGCGATAGGAGAAGGAGCAAAACAGGAGGCGGTCTGATGGAAGTTATCTTTGGTGAAGATCATGGTGTGCGAGTGTCGCGGATGGATGAGAAGGGGAATGGTGGGGCCCATCATCATTACAGTCTGACGGATGTGAAGTGCAAGGAGTTGTTTGGGGCTGTGGATTTTCAGGATGGTCCTGTTGGGGAAGTTGGGTTGAAAGGTTGCCAGAATGAGGATTTGCTGGCGATAGTGATAGACCGACTGGAGTGTTTTCAGGCTGGACCGTTCAAGTGTGACGAGAATCATTTTGCGCTTGGGTTTGTGAAGAAGGCGGTCGACTGCCTTGAGCAGAGGACGGCGGATCGGAGAGAGCGTGGAGTTGAGGGGAAGAACGAAGCGTAAAGGGGCTGGTGATCCGTTATGGTTGAACTGGCTACTCCTGAGCCCTTGACATTGGGGTCCGTGACGTGTCCGCATTATTCCCTTGTTCCGAAAGATGCTGACGCGAATATCCGATTCCGGCAAGAGATGATTCTTATGGCCGCTACGGATCCATCGGCCGCGGCACAGATCAAGACGATGTGCGCGGAGGATTTGCTTTTCTACGTCAATACCTTCTGTTGGACGTACAGTCCGAAAGACAAGAGGGAAGACAATCCTGTTCTTCCGTTCAACACGTACACTGAATTCCAAGATGAAGCGATGTTGAAGATTGCCGACTGCGTTAATGTCGGTGAAGACTTTGTAATGCCGAAGTCGAGAGATATGGGTGCGAGTTGGATGGGGCTGACCGTGTTCGAGTGGTTCTGGCATTTCAAACACAATCTGAGTTTCCTGTTGATTTCGCGGAATGAAGATTATGTGGATAAGCGTGGGAATCCGAAGTCGCTGTTCTGGAAGCTGGACTTCCTGCATCAGTGGCAACCGAGATGGTTGTTGCCGACAGGCAGGAATTTGGGGTGGGATGATCCGGAGCGGCGGTTACTGCACATGGGGAACGTTGACACGCAGAGCGTGATCGATGGTGAGAGCACGACTGCTGATGCTGGTCGTGGCGATCGACGGACGGGGATGTTCATAGATGAACACGGGGCGTTTGATGTGGCGGACAGTTTCAAAGTGTTGGGTGCGACTCGGGATACGACGAATTGTCGTGGATTTAATTCGACACCACAAGGCGCCGGCAATGGTTTCCATGAAGTTGTACACAAGACATCTGCCAGACAGATTCGCCTTCATTGGTCTATGCACCCTCTCAAGAACAAAGGGCTGTACAGTGTGCGTGACGGGAAGGTGAAGGTGCTGGATGATTTCCGCGGGATGGTTGTTGTGCAGAAGAAAGGCGAGAACCGTTCACGGGAAGTTATGTTTCCGGAAGAGTACCCGTTTGTTCTATCGAGCAGATTTCCTTTGCGGTCGCCGTGGTTTGATACGCAGTGTGCGCGGTGCGTTTCGGAAGCGGAAATTGCGCAGGAACTTGAAATTGATTTCCTTGGGAGTGATTACCAGTTTTTCGATGCGGAATTCATTACTATGCTGATCGAGAAGTATTGCGAACCGCCGTCGTTGATTGGAGAGTTGGAATTCGAGACAGAAGGGTGTACTCCGAAGCGGTTTGTTGAAGACGTGGATCATGGCGATCTTTTTTTGTGGCTATCGCTGAATGGTGAAGGTAAGGTGGCTGCTGATAGAAAATTCATACTCGGATCTGATGTATCTGCTGGTACGGGTGCCAGCAATTCGGTTTCCTGTGTGGTGGACAGGGCAACGGGCGAGAAGGTTGGGCGTCTTCGGACGCCTAACCTCCGCCCTACCGAGTTCGCGTCAGCGAGTATTGCCTTAGCCCGGTTCTTCAACGATGCCTTTATGATCTGGGATGCGAGTGGTCCGACAGGCAGAACCTTTACGTTGCAGGTCATGCGGACAGGGTACTCGCATATCTTTTATCGGCGGAATGAGAAGAAAATCGGGAAACCGATAACAGATGAGCCGGGGTACTATCTTAACCCACAGGCCAAAAGCGTGATGTTGGAGGATTACCGTTCTGCCCTCTCAAAACACCGCTATATCAACCGTTCTGAAGACGGATTGAAAGAATGCTTGCAATTTATCCGGAAACCTGATGGAAGTATAGAGCACAGCGCCGCGGTGTACAGCCTGGATCCTTCCGGGGCCCGGACGGCGCACGGGGATGAAGTTATTGCTGATGGGCTGGCGAGTTTGGGTGTGAGTGAACGGTTGACCCAGAAGCGGCCGCAAGAGCCGGAGATTCCGGAAGGTTGCCTGGCCTGGCGGAAGAAGCAGAAGCGGGACATGGATGAAGCGGCAAAACGTGATGTACTTGGAGATGGCTGGTAGACAACAAGGAGATTTCAAATGAGCAAGGGTTCCTTTTCAGCGACGGCGGCAGACAGCATTATTATTGCGAAGGCATTGATGGCGAATGCCGGACAGGTAGAGATTCATTACCATTCCGGTGACACAGGTTTTCTTGGTTTTGGTGCGGCTGGTGTTGAGGGTGAAGGGATTAAGATTTCTTCAGGTGGTCCTTACTACAAGATTGACTCTGGTGATCCGCGGTTACTTATGGATGTTCACATGATTTGCCCTGCAGGAGAAACCGTTACTGGAGGCTATCAAATAACATGAAGAAAAAATTCGCTTATCTCGCGTTGTGTCTATTTGGGTTTATTCTTCTCGTGGTTCTTCCGTATCTCGCATTTGCTCAGAGCGGGATGGGTGGTAGCGGGAGTGGTTTAGGCGTTCAAGGGTTATCGGAGTCCGAGGCCGACAATCTGTACTACCGACTCGACGGGACAGCGCCACCTACTGCTGACATCAATGCGAACAGCAACGAAGTTATCAACATGGCGCCGGGTACTTCCCCGAGTAGTGGCGTGAGTGTTGTCCAGATGAATGCCAGTGACGATGTTGTCAGAGTAGAGTTTGCTACGGCTGATGATGTTCACACTGATGCCGTCTATAAGGCGTCGGCTACTTTTACTCGCGCCCAGACTGATGCCGTCTATCAGGCGTCGGCTACTTTTACTCGCGCCCAGACTGATGCCGTCTATCAGGCGTCGGCAGCATACGCGGAAGAGCAGGATGTTCTTCAGACTCAGGCTGTGACAGACGCATACATTGATTACGTTGACGACGCTGTAAGTGCTCCTGTTGACTACTGGCTGGACGTTGGAAGCAATTCGATTTATGCAGCGACCGTGGCAGGAAGTTATAACGCGAGTATCCTGCCACCGATCACGAACGCCTCACGCACGATAACAGGTGCGACGAATGGTCAGTATCTTTGGACGTGGGTTTTTGCAGAACAGTCGGACGATATGGGTCCGGGCCGATACTCTGGAGGATTCGATCTATACAAGACGGGCGCGAAAGACGTTACCGTTACGTGGGAAGGTTATCACTGGACGAACGGCGTAGTGTATCAGGATTTTGAGAGTGGCGCGGATAGTCCAAACTTGGCTTCCACTGTTACGCATTATGAGATTCCGTTTGCCAATACTGGACTTGTGACACGACTTACGAATGGCTTGTTCGGAGTAAAGCTGAGGGTTGCGAGTATCGGAAGTCCTGCTCCTACAATCACGATACGAACTGGTCCGTCGAAGCTAGGTCATATTTCAACGCCTAACGCTGGTGGAGTGTGGGCTACTGAGACTTACGTTGACGAGGCGACGCCAGCACTAGACGGCAATGCGGCGAACTCGTATCGCGGTGACGGGA